TAGATATATGTTTGGCTATGATAATGAAACTATCTGGGGGTATAAAACTATTGTAAAAGAACTGGCTTGGCAAGAATTAGGAAATGATTGGCATTTCTTTATGGATAAATGGAGTTATGTATCAAGAACATCTGAGTTTATTCACTGTGTAAGTAAAGACTTTAACCATGTAAGGCAGTGGTGTGAAAAGAATAATCTTTAGTATATACACAGATAATGTGGATGAACATTCTTCTGTTCCTGATTTTAAAAAAGAACAGTTTGCTAAGTATAAAAATCAACTTGTTGATAATCAGAAAGCTTATGCCAATATATGTGGTGCCGATTATGAACTATTTGGTTCAAATGAAACTAATTATGATAAGATACAATTTAATAAGCTTTTAAAAATAGAAGAACTTGGTCAATATTATGATGAAGTCCTATATATAGATTTTGATATAATTTCGAGAACTAAGGTCAGCTTCTTTGAGAAGTTTGATTTAAATGTGATATGTGCATATAGTATATTATCAACTCAAGATGAATATGATATGAGATTTAGGCTTAAACATAATCTATTTCATTCAATGGATATGTTTTCTAAAACCTGTGCTAAAAAAGCCATGTTACTTTTAAGCGACATTAGCGGAAATAATGAATGTATTAATACTGGTGTTGTTGGTATGAATAGATCTTGTATTAATACTTTGGCTTTTTCTGACAGATTGGACCATTGTAAGAAAAGGTTTAATGAAGCGCAAACCGATAATCTATATCCAGATGATATAACTAAAGTGTGGTTTCTTAATAATGAAGTATGTTTATCATATCTTATTGAAAATTATAACTTACCATTTACAAATATAAATCTACCGTGGAACTTTATTTTAGATCACCAATTTAATACACCAACAGCTGCAGCACACTTATTGCATATTGTTAATAAAGATTTTGGCATTATTCTTCAATAGGCTTTTCATGTAGAATACAAGCCCATTTAATAGCTTCAATCATGTTTGTAGCTTTTCTTAATTTTGCTTTGGTTTCTCTATCTTTACTTGCTTTAACAACATCTAGTTCAAACATTTGAAGTTTTAACATAAATAATTTTTCTTTATCGTCTTCTTCACTAAATGTTTTAAAAATAGTTTCAGCTAAAGATTTATACAGGTTACTATTAATAGAATCGACTTCATATATCATACCACGTTTTCTGGCAATTACCATAACAGCATCTTCATATTGTAGTCTTTGCTCACCAATAAATCTACCAGTATTTTCATGAAGACCATCAATATCAATGTGAGTTAATAGTTTTTCCCACTGAGGTGAGGTGATTACGGCTTCACCAGCACTATTTAATTTAGCCTCAATATATTCGGGAATAGTCTCAACTGTTCCATCTTCAAGAGTTCTTGTCCAAAGAGCTTCTACAGTATTTCTTGCGTTGTCTGCAAATCTAGCTGTTACGAATTCATAGCCGTCCATTGTAAAATCCTTATACTTGCGTAATTCTTAAATAATATGTAGCAGCAGTTATAGCTGTACCGTCTGGAAACTCTTGTGAACGATAGTCATTTGCATTAACAAATCGCTGTTGATAGTTACCAGCGCCGTTCAGAATGGTATCAGTCATACCAGAACCTCTGTTGTTACCAGTACCGTTGATGTTATATGAGATACGTGTTCCCACAACTTCTGATGCAGCATGTCTCATAAAGTTTTGTAGCAGAGTATCAAAGCTAGCAGTAGAATATTGTTGTAGATCATAGTCGGCTGATCTTGCATACATAGGTACTGTGTAAGCTGTAGCTGATCCAGCATCTACTTTAAACAGATAGAAATCAGTTACTGTAAATGGTTGATCAAGTGCTTCTGCAATACCTGCTGCAGAATATAAAGAAGTGTCGGCACGAGTATCAGAAAATACTGGAGTTGCAGAAACAAGAGTATGACCAGTCAAAGATGTTGCTGTATGTATTCTATATGTTCCTGGTCTATCAGAACCATCAGTTAGCGTATCAATAGCACTGTATATAAACGTATCATATAAATCTGTAGCAGTCATAGATTTTATATTGCCGGAGTCATTAAACAATGGAAATGCTACGCTACTTGTATCAGCTGGCTCAGTTGTATTATCTGAAGCAGAACTTGTTCTGGCATAGCTTACTGTTACTGTGCCAGGTTCTGCTGTTGATGTTTCAGCAACAAATGCTGTGATGTTTGTTGAATATGCGCCAGCTGTCTTACGAGTATCATTAATAGTACCTAAGTTACCATCTGATGCTACTTGTGAAAGATTTACAGATGGGCTAGCCCCATAGAGATATAGACATTGTGCTTTAATAGCATTAATATCTGCATCCGACATCTCGACAAGGTTATTACTCCCGTCTAGTTTTAGGGGTCTTCTGACTGCCATTATTAAGAGCCTGCGCCATAGAGTGTCTTTACTGCTGTACCAGCTGAGTTATATATGATTAGAGTTACAGCACTAGTTAGTTTGGCTGCGTTTACGACATCAGCAGCAATAGTAGTTGCTCCGTCACCAGTTGATGTGACATCACCAGTATGATTAGGGTGAGAATATACTGTATCAGTATTTGTATCTACCCACGGAACGTTAATAACGCCTTGACCAGCCGCATTTACTTGTAATCCATAAGTCCTACTAGCCGTAGTGGTCACTGTATTAGCAGCTGTGGTCTGAACAGTATCATCTTCTAACTCAATACCACCTCTGACGGTCGTTGTAGCAGCTGGTAAGGAATATATTGTATCAGTATTTGTATCTACCCACGGAACGTTTACAACAGCTTGACCAGCCGAATTTAGCTGGATACCATAAGTTCTACTAGCCGTAGTGGTCACTGTATTAGCAGCTACACTTTGATCTGTATTACTAAAGAGTTCGATACCTCCTCTGGCAGTAGCCGTGGCTTCTGGCAAGGAATAGACAGTATCAGTCCAAGGTACGTTAATAACGCCTTGGGCAGCTGCATTTACTTGTAATCCATAAGTCCTACTAGCCGTGGTGGTCACTGTATTAGCAGCTGTGCTCTGCACAGTATCATCTTCTAGCTCAATACCACCTCTGACAGTAGTTGTAGCTGCTGGCAAGGAATAGACAGTATCAGTCCAAGGTACGTTAACAACGCCTTGGTCAGATGCATTTATTTGTAATCCATAAGTTCTACTAGCCGTAGTGGTCACTGTATTAGCAGCTGTGGTCTGAACAGTACCATCTTCTATCTTAATTATACCTAAATCAGAAGTTGTAGCTGTAGATGGTCCTGTGTATGTAAACACACCAGTTGTATTGTTATATGATAGTGATCCACCACCACCCGCATCGGTGACACTAAACTTACTAGTGAAATCGGTTGTCTGATCTACAAGAGCGTGAACTTCATTTATAGATGACACAAGAGTATTTTTAGCACTTGTAGTTAATGTTCCCATTGGTCCGATCAATGAGAAAGCTGAGTCAATACTTACACCTAATCCACTATCAAGCAAATCAACTCTGGTCTTTAGTTCATTAATACCACTTGTTACATCTGTTGCAATAGTATTAAGTGATCTTGTGCCTAAAAATGTAACAGCAACATCTCGGTCTGAATCTAGTTCTGCTATCGCACCTGAAACTGTAGATGCTATAGTTCCCATAGCACCAGATGTAATCGTACCTAGTTCAGCATCATGAGTGTCTAGTAATGTACCATCTACTGATACATCACGACCGTCTACTGTACCAGTTACGCTTACGTTGCCAGTTACAGCGAGAGTAGTACCATTAAACGTTAATTTGGAATTATCTTGAAGTGCTCCAGCTGTACCAGCAAGAACAACTCTCGTATTGGTCAGATCACTTACTGTAGCAGATGATAACGTAGTTTCGCCAGCACCTAGTGTACCTGCAACTAAAGTGTTACCAGTTGCATGTTGGACCGTAAAGTTTGTTAAACCTACTGCTAGTTGTGTTCCGTTAAAAGTAAAGTTGGTGTTATCTTGAAGTGCTCCAGCTGTACCAGCAAGAACAATTCTCGTATTCGTTAAATCACTTACAGTAGCACTAGCTAGTGTAGCTTCGCCAGTTACTTGAGCAGTAGCATTAACATATAAGTTTGTGCCATTAAATGTAAGTTTAGCATCATCTTCAATCTTACCAGCTGTACCAGCAATAACTACACGATTATCTGTTAGATTAGAAGCTTTAAGACTACTGATAGTGGCTGAATCCGCAATAACATTATCAATGTTAGCAGTACCATCAATGTAAAGGTGTCTCCACTCTTGTGAAGAGGTACCTAGATCATATGTATTATCTGTATTAGGAATAATATTTGAGTTGACATCCGCATTAAACACAACGTTATCGGTATTTGCATCACCAAGTGTTACAGAGCCAGATGAACCAGCTTTAAAGTTGACAACGCCATCAACTGTAAGTGTGCCGTCAACTTGTAGATTGCCTCTAACATCAACATTACTATGAACAAACAAATCGCCTTTAATAATATTATCAGCTGCAGAATCTCGCATAAACAACTTAGGAGAATTGATCTGAGTATTATTAGCTGAGTCTAATCTATCATCTAGTTCGGCTATAGCTCCAGACACTGTAGAAGCAGTAGTTCCCATAGCAAGTGCTGTAATGGTACCTAGTTCCGCATCATGTTCGTTAATGGCGCCAATGACATCAGAATCTTCAGCAGTTGTAAGATTACCTCTCCAACCAAGATCGGCAGAGATGATATTAACCTTTTCTTGAAAGGTTTTAACTGTGTCACTAATATTTACGATTTGTTTTGACATCTATTATTTCTCTACTAGTTTGGTCAGTAAATTCATTATTTCACTAATATCATTCTTTAGTTGATCTACATCAGTTTTTAGTTGCTGCTGTTCTTGTATCTGATCTCGCCAGCTTTGTTTTCTTTTTCTGGCAAGATCAGCTTCTGGTTTATTTATATTAACTATTGCCCCAGTATTATCATCACGAACAAGATCAGAGTGTCCTTCAACTTTTATAGGGGTCATATCATACCGTCAACGCAATCACTCTTAGATCTCCGAACTTTGGTACTTTAGAACTATTTGATGATTTCATAACAATCTTAACTTGAAATTGATCAAAGTCAATCAAATTACCACCAATGCCGCCTGGAAGATATCTATAGTCTCTATATATGGTTGGATTATCATCAGAAGGCATTGAAGCTTCTGGTTCAATCAGAACATATTCTTGATCTAGTAATCTACCTGCATTGTTAGTACGATAATAAACATCAAACGAACAAGATGAAGGTTTATTGGCACTCAACATAATTTTTAACCCTCTTGCTTTTTCAGCAAGTGTCACAGGCTTAGTAAGATGTTTAGCGAGTGAAGAACCACCTCTAGCATTTGTTTCTGCAACAAATGATAATGGGATATTACCTCCTGTACCAGATGCTACTTGTTTATCAATTCTATTATGAATAGTAGAAACTGAAGTTCTTTGGATATCTACAACAGGAGAAACTAAACTAGATGCTGTAGCAAAATCAATTTTGAATGTAGAAGATCTTACATTAGCGCCTAGATTACCATCAGCATTTCTTTTTGTCGAAAGAAGTTTTGGTGTTTGTAGATATATGTTTCTATTTACAGGATATGTCTTGTAAGTTGTTTCTTTTTGATAAGCAGTTTCAGATCCAGCTAAAGATTTACCTGAAGTCAATTTGCCAGATACTGAAATGTTTGTTGCGGGTGGTAGAATATTTTCTACTTTGATCAACATAGTTTCAAACATATTCTGTCTTTCAACTCTGAAGCTTCCGCCACCAGTAGTTGAAGATGTAGCTGCAGTTCCCGCAACAAACTGAAGATTGTCTCCGTCAATAGCTGTTACTGTTCTAACACCATTAATATTATTAGCAGCAATACCACCTACTGTGGAAGCGCTCTCAATCAAGAAATCGTCCCCAATAATAAAACCGTGGTCTTGAATTCGCATTCTTACTGTAGCAGATGATGTTGTGGTAGTAATATTATTAGATACGTTGATCATTGAAGGAGAACTATTTTCTACAATAGCAGAACCACTTGTAATAAAGTCTGCTCTAAGTAAAGAAAATGTCAGGTCTTTAGTTTGGTCTGGTTCCCATGTTCTACCATTTTGCGATTTAAACAATGACCCTAGAGTTGCTTGTTTGGTAAGTCTTCTCTCTGTTGAACCCAATAAGAATTCTCCAGCTTCTGCGACATATACATTATACTCGTTAGAGTCAGACAAAAGAACAATAGCAAATTCTTCTTCGCCAGTTAGATATACTGGCTCATCAAATGTGAATGTGGTAATAGATGTGCCATCATCAGATGTTATAATCGCATCTGGTGATTTAAATACTGTTGAGCCTGGAACAAAAGAAGTAGCTGAAGGCACACCGTTCACAATAGGTCTTAGTTGAGCAACTACAGGAGTTGAACCTTCTGCTGGTTTTGTTTTAAATCTAACATTAATGCTCGTGATAAACACTCCAGAAGTTTCTTCAACAATAAACGATTGTGCTAATGGATCTTTACCACCGCCGGCTGGTACGGTTTGCACTAAGCTTTCTAGTTGAACTCTATTCTGAGTAACAACAAGATCAACAAGTCGTGTAGAAAGAACAGTTTGTTGTCTATGGATTGTTACGCCTTGAGCATAATATTTTGCCGAAGCAAGAGATGTGCAGTTCTCTTCATTAAGAGCACTAATATCAATAAGCGTAAATGTTCTATCACCAGACTGAAATTTAATATTATTGGTATTAGGCAAGAAGAAAGAACCTTCCAATCTGCCTTCACCATTTGTGAGTAGTGTAGCTGTAGGAACATTCGGATGTTGAGTTAAGTCATTATACCCAGTTGAGTAATCAGAATCAAGTGTCGAAATTCTTCTAAACGATTCTTGTTTGATCCAGTTAGCTACATCCTTATTAGCAAAGAAAGGATAGTGTCTTGTATTTGGTTTTAAACCTTGAGCACGGAAAAAGATTTTACGTGTTCGCATAAAAGGAATAAATGTGCGGTTAACTTCAACGCCTTCTTCGTCAATCCAGTCAGTTCTTGTTCTAAGACCTTCTACTTTTACAGACTGATCTGTTCTGAATTGTGGAGTTGTTGTTGTATTACCTGTTCTAACAGCATTGCCTTGTTGAGTTGCACCCGTGAGAGTATCACCAAGAACTTCACCCGACGAAATGTTTTCCGCACCAGACCAGTTAAAGCTCCAGTCATCCCAAATTCTGCCGTTGACATTGCCTTGAGCAAAACCACCATCTACGACGATTGGTTCAACATATTCTGTTTCAAACCATTCGTCAGAAGTCGGAGACAACTCCATAAAGCCTCTTTTTAGAACGACAGAAAACGGATTAACATTCTCTACACCAGTCACATAGTTGTTTTCAATATAACCAACTTCGTTATAACTTAGATATAGATTATCGCCTTTGATAACAACATTAGAGTTTCCGAGATTGTCGCTATCGTAATACAGATTAGTATTTCTGTTTGTGAACATTGGTCTTAGTTGTTTTCTCGACGGATCAATAGAAGCTTTATAATCAGCAGAGGCCACAAAAGAACCATATTGATCTTTAAAACTATCAACAAAGAAACCAGATTTGTTTCTGCTTAAACCTGCAGAGTCAAAAACATCAAATTGTGAAGTTTCTAGTTCAAGCAATGATAAAGAAGTAACTTCTTCTAGTTTCGAAATCCTTTGTTCCATTTTACCAATGTCTGCCATAGTAAATCTTTTATACGTAAGCATCTCACTACTAACATCATTATTATCCAGAACATAAGGATTCATAATAACATTAAATAAGTCTAATGAGTTTTCTGGAGATTTAGGTAAACTAGGCACAATATCAGCTGCACCTCTTACAACTCTGATTTTACCATCAGTTGTGATTACAACTTTTGCTGCTTGACCTTGATAATAGTTTACATCGAATGTAATTAAATCGGTAGGTCTTGGCAACTCGTTGATTTTTGAGCCAGAGCCAAAATCACCTGAACTATTAACAACCGGTCTAAAATCTAATACGTTTCTTAGATTAACAACTGAACCATCAGATTTTGTAAAGCTTGGGATATTTTCATATGTAACTTGGCCAGTATACGAGTTTACAGCAAAGAAATCACCACCAGCACCATGCTCAAAATACTTATACTTGATATATACAGAAGAAGGAGCAGAGTTGCCCGCTATAAGATTTATTTTGCCGAGATCATAATAATCATCTCTTTGACCATTATCTATTTCATAGATAGTTGTGATGCTATCACCATCCGAATCAGTGTCTTTAATGACTTCGAAAGAGTAAATGTCTGCTTTATCTAAAGTACAGTTGCCACTACCATCTGGAGTAATAGTTTGTGTTCTTTCAGTAATTGTTTTTGTTCTTACGATACCTGCCGATTTATTAACATAAGCAAGAACTTCATATGGATTTTGACTTAGTGCAGCGTTTGTAATATTTGCTGATTGAGAACCTGCGCCAGTAACTATTACATTAATGTCAACATCTGAATCCGTAGAGCCCATTGTCCACAGTGTTGTATCTGAGAAAGTTTCGCCTGTTGCAGTCAAAGAGATAGTAGCTTCACCACTAGCATTTGTTTGTGTAGAGAAACGTCTTTGAGTAGTTAATGAAATATCTGATATTGATTGTGGTCTATTAGTAGGAAGATTGAATAACAAACCACCGTTAGCAGCATCTTTAATAACTGCTTTACTGTTCTCTAATACTAGGTTCCAGAAATCTGTTGCACTATCACCAATACACTTTACATCAGCAAAGTTTTGCCCAGAATTCATTTGAATGTTAAACAAATACAATCTATAGTTTGCGCCATCTTCTTCAACATGTCGAACTCTTGCTGTACCAATAGTTGAACCACCGTATGTAGCAACACTACGAAGATTCATTTCTTGGAAAGTATTTACGTCTGGAATACCTTTTGATCCACCTTTGCCGCTCACAACAATATAGCTACCGTAGTTAGCAGCAACAACTTGGTTATTGGCAGAAGCGGTAGTACGTGGTTTAGGAACAGAAATAATAGTATCGCCTGTAGTTGCGGCTCTATATCCATCTACGTAGGCGGTACCAGAACTAAGAATAAAATCAAGACTTGAAATATCGGAGTCATTAGTTTCAAACAATAACTCAAATGGTTTTACGATATAGTCGCCTGATTCTTCTTTTGTGCGTAATGCAAGAACATTATCAATCTGATTATAATTATCAACGGCGGTCACTTGTGATGTGATTAAACCGTTTACTACTTTTGCAATTTCAATATAGTTCTCATCAGAATTAATTTCATTGCCGGTTGCAATAGTAAGTTTAATTCTATATCTATCGGCACCAGGTGATGCCAAGTTTGGTGTTGCGCCTTGATTGTCAAACAGAGCGTTAGTGTCAGAAGAAGTAATAATGTCTTCGGTTACTTTAAATCCTAAACTAACAGTTGGTCTATTAGAATATTTTGAAATAATTTTAGATTGTCTTGATGCAAAAACAAAATGATCTTTAGCGAAGAAATCTCCACCATGAATAGATGCTCTACAGCCTTGACCTGTTGCTGGATTAGTAACAGTGTTGGTTGATTGTACTGTTAAAGTAAATTCGCCACCGTTTAATCCGTCGCCTGCAGCAACTCTAATAGGAACTGTACCACTTGTACCACTAGAAGTATTAGTATATGTGATGTAAAGAGTATCTGGATCACTTAAGGTCGCAGGGACAACTTCTAGAACTCTGAAAGAGATTGAACCAGCAGACGTAAACTCAACACCAACAAGATCAGTAATTGTTGCAGGAAGTTGATTGACAGTCGTATCAAGTTTTACAAATTCATATTCGGTATTAACAGTAACACCACCTGGATTTACAGCAGCGCCTTCTTGAAATATATGTTTACCGAGTCTTCCAAGTTCTTTTTGCATAATTGTTTGAAGTTGTGTAAGTTCACGTGCTTGCAAAGCCCGCCCGCTATTAAACAACACTCTGTGATAATTATCACTGTCTCTATAATCATCTCTATAAGTTGATTGAAAAATTTCTGATGTAAACGCTTTTGTCATACTTGTCTTCCATTATTCCATTAAAGTTGGATAATAATCTTAATATCTTCGGTTTGATCGGCTGATCTTTGGATTGCTGCTCTATTATCTATATACATTACTTCACCCGTATTATAATCAACATCACCTTTTACATAAGTAATAGTTTCCAATATACCGCTGCCATTACCATTCAATTCTTCTACAGTTTCTCCTGAAGTAAATGGTCTAAACTGTGTGCTTGAATCTTGAATGTACCATACTTCATCAGAATCAGATTTCACGACATAAGCTTTGGCTAATGAAGTGTTGCCGAGAATTGTTTTATCTGCAGTAAACGCAGAAGAAATAGCACTAAACTGCATTCTTCTCATTGCATTGCCAACAACACTAACATAATTAGCATCAGAGTCAGCAATTTTAATATTTTTAACAAGCATTACTTGTCTAAAGTCATTTTCAACAACCCAACTAGATCCTTCATTACCATTTGGTTTTGAAGTAAACATGATTGCTGTTGACTTTAAGTCGTCTCTCGGGTCTGCTCCAAACCCAGCTACTGGACCAACAACAGGTCGACCTAATGCTCCAGTACCATTACCGCCCGTAATCTCAATATGAGCGTATGTGTAATTTGTTCCGTAAGTAAACGACCCAGCTGAATCCGTTACATTAATTTTTGATACAGCGCCACCACTAATAGTAGCTGCAGCTTTCGCCCCTGTTCCATTACCAATAATAGTAACAGTAGGTACTGTCGTATATCCTGTACCACCGCTAATCATTTGATAGCCAACAATTTGACCAGGTATAGCAGCATTTTGGACACCAACTTGCTCAACATGATCCGCGGCATCAGCTGAGTCAAATGCTCCAAATTTTGTAACAGGCATATAGTTAGCTGATAAAAATTGTGATGATCTCAAAGCGCCAATCGAGTATAAGAATTTCCAACGATATCCATCTGCAGTCTGAAACGGAACTGTTGTTGTTCCTGTTGGTTTTACCGTAGAGCTAATTTGTTGACCTGCGGTATTTTTACCTGATTCAAGACAAATATAAATTTGATTTTCGTCTGTAATAACATAATAACTATTTGATGGATGCCCAATAATATTATCATTATAACTCTGATATACTGCGCCAAGTGACCAACTATATCTCGGAATAACAAAAGAGTTTGCTTCAACGCTCTTTATAGAAATCATATTGAATTGAGCATCTCTTATTGTTTTGATACTATTTTCAGGAGTTGGTGCGACATCAGCACTATCCCAATCTAGTGGTCTACCAACAGCAACATAATAGTCATTGGCAGAATCAGCTAAGTCCGCTTGAAGACTTAGTATAACTTCTTTTTTAAATCTATCTGTAAGAATTGCTGGCATATTATATCTCTTATATGGTTACATAAACAAGAGCGTCTAGGTCGCTCGAATCAAAAAGTTTAGCTGTTAGTATGTGCCAGTCGTTACCTGACCAAATAACTTGAGTAATACCTTCTTGACGAAGGGTAAATGATGTTGCTGGAGCCAAAGAAACAGGTGTTATCGTTACATCTGCTACACCTTGATTCACCATAATAATAGCGTGCCCTGGATAAAGACCATTAGCAAGAACGGCAGTAATATTACCACCAGCATTAAAAATCGTCATAGGACGATCTAGTCTGACATTTTGAGCATCAGAAACAATATTGGTTGTTGTATAACGTAACCCTGTTTGGAAGTGAATTAGACCGCCATTCTTTGCTGATAATCCAAGACCAACATCGGAGTCAACATCGCTATGGGATGCAATTTGAGGAATACCAGCTGTTGCTGAGTTACTAATCTTAATATGATTAACAGCACTTGCACTAGGATCAATTTGAATAATTTGAGCTTCATTCTCATCAAGAATATGACCAACAATAATTGGAGTGTTTAATTCGGCACTATCTAATCTTTTATTTGTAAGTGTTTGAGTATGCGCTTGGAATACAAATGTGTCATTGGTAGTAAGTAATGGTAGTGTAATAGTTCTATCAGCTACTAGTTCATTAGGAGCAAAAATATATTGATGTGTAGCACTCGTATCATTAATCTGTGGCGTAGTTAATACTGCAGATGTTAATATTTTATTTGTAAGAGTTTGATTACCGATTGTCGTAACAATAATACCATCCGAATCAGGTAACAGAATAACTGTTCTGGAGTTACCTTCTACGAATCCCAATATTGTATTATTGGTGTCACCAAAATAAGCAACGCCACTATCTCTCAGAGATACGTTTTGAGTAACTTGAGCGCTATCGCCGCCTAGTAGAGTGTACAGTTCTACAAAGTTGTCATTAATTTTACCCGCGGCAGAACGAAGCGTATCGCCCGTTCCGTCATTCGCTACAGTACCTTTATGAATATTCTGTCTTGCCATTGCTAAACCTGTATCTTTAATTAGTTATATTTATAATCATTTTCACGCTGAATCTGAGTCATACCAAGTGTATTTAACTTCATCCATCGTATCAAACTCAATACGAGCCATATCAAAGCGGGCTACCCTTGCATCACCGACAACGGAGTCTTCATCCATTGTTGGAGAGTTTGTTCCAATGAATTCTGCGATTGTATCATAATAACGATCAATCTCTTCAAGAGGAATATTCTGATATGCTTTAACAGTTGAAGCGAGATCAATTCTAAGTTTTCCGTATACGCCTCTGCCATCAGAGTCTACGATACCAGTAAGATCTGTTGTTGTGAGAACTTGTGTAAGAGTAGCAACACCTTGAACAACAGGATAGTCAACGCTTCTAATATAATCTGGCATTAGTTGGGCAAACCCAATATTTCCAATACCTTCTAGTAATACTTGACCACCAAAATACATACCTGCTGGATGGACAAATAGTTTATATGCTTCCCTCCATGTTTGGATAGGAATGTTTGTTTTGATTAGAATAGCGAATACTTGATATAGTTTATCATCAGTCAGAAACTTCTGAGATTCGGAACCAATTCTAGATGTGTCAACACCAACCATAAATCTATCTTCTTTAGTATATCTCACATCAGGAGTTACGCCAAAGAAGGTCCTAAAGAATTGTTCAATAGAATAAAGAGTACCTTTAGATCTATAAAGGGTATTTGAATATTTTGCCGCTGCTCTTTTATTGACAAACCCTTCAAAGTATGATTGACCCAACAGAAGTTCGTCTTCAATAAAACTAAGTAAAGTCAAATCTACCGCAGTGATATCTCTATTCGTAATAATATCGTGAATGAGTCTACTAGGAGCTTGATCTGAGTCTTCAAATTGATAATAATACTCTAATAGTTTAATTAAATTTGGATATTCTGTTTTAAAATAATCAGGTAGTACCTGCTCAATCTGATGATTGTCAGTAAATGAGTAATCTCTACGAAAATTATCTTTTAAAGTGTAATCTTTAGTCATATTATTTCTATGTCGATGTTACGATTACGGCGGAAGCGAATGACGGATCTTCATCAAACACCAGAATATCTTGTCTTATAGGAGCAATAGCGCTCTGATTAGCAGGAGATACACTGATCTTAATATAGTTTACTCCACCAACAATACTGCTTGGTGTAAATCCTACCATCGATAAGATGCCAGAAGCAGATTCATAACTTCCTATATTATCTACTACTACAGTTATACCATCTAGTGTTACGACTTGAAGTTTATTACTATTTAATTGGTTCCTAATTTTACAGGTTAAACCAGCAATAATAAATGCTGTGCTGCTAACAATATAGATTTTATCATCGGGCGCTGCAATAGATGCTGGATATCTTAAAGTAAAATCGTTCTGGGCATCCAGCCTAGGAATAACTCTTTGCTGCATCTTTACTTCCATTCTTGAAGATAGTACAGCAGGAGAAACTTCGTCAACTAAGGTAAGTATATTTGATCTTCTATATGCTTGATCAAACTGTCCAGTATTATTTGTAAAATAACTTCTAATAATACTGCTAACAGCATCAGTAATAGTATTTAGCGATAGAGTTGTGAGTTTGGGATTAAATTGAAAGAATGTATTTGTTTCAATGTATGTGGTAATAGGATCAATAAATTTAAGTCTAAACGATACCACTGATAATTGGTTGACAAGATCTTGAATACTAGTCTTAGTTGTCAATTTAATGCTTGATGGAACATCGTCTTCAAATACTATAGACATATATACAGCGCCATATTCTGGCTCAAGAGCATCTTCGCCACCAAAAGATTTAATGTCTTTAATTAGTGTTGAGAAGTTTCTTAATACCAATGATGAATAGTCTGCTGCTGTTACCATTCTATTCTGTGTGGCGTATTGAAATGGTGCATTGGTTCTAATCGATTCGATGCCTTCTTTTTCATCACCACCAAAAGAATTTGTGACTGTAGAAGAAGTGAGAATATAATTGGTACCACCAACATTTATCAGAGAGACTGGCGTAAATATGCTTCCATCATTAGAAATAGAACCTTTAACCGATAGATAGTCTACTTCAATCTTATACCCCGATCTTGGAGTAACACCAAATGTTACACCATCACCAAACGATAGTTCAAAATACCCATTCGGGGATTCTTTTAAAATGTATAATGCTGTTTGAGAATTAATCAGAGTCGCAGTTTTGATGTTTTGATATGTAGTAAAAGCAGACGTTGTTGCTGTTTCATATACTCTAACGATTGCGGTATCAATGTCCATGTTAGGATCAGGAATAATATAGAGAGCATCTTGAGAAGAAACATCAGCAATAAATGTTTTAGTTTTTCTGTTGCCCTCATAAAGAGTAATATTAGACGAGCCAGTTGCTGTTCTAAATTGATATATGCCAGAGCCATCGTCTATAGCAGTTACCGTTTCTCTTGATTGAAATGTATAAACGATATCGTCTATAGAACTTTGGAATAATACTCCAGGAGAAAGCGATAAATTTGAAGCCCGAGGTACTACGTTAGCCAGATTGACAGAAAAGTTAACAACAGCTCTCGAAGCAGTCATAGACTTCGGTATATACCCAATGCCCTCAGCAAGAGAGACAAGAGAGCTTCTTAACTGTGCTGTTCCAAGAAACGATTCGTTCAATGCAAAGTTAGCAGTGAGACCATTGTAGTGTGTATTATATGCTAGAACATCAAGGATATTGGATAATCCAGAGGCTTCAAAGTTATAATCAGCAAATTCACTCTTCTGCGCCAGAAAAGTTTTTAAATTATTTTTTATTGCAGTAAAGTCTAAATTGGTTGACTTAATAGTAGTTGCCATTATCTTAGCCTCGATAAGTTTGTAGTAAATGTTACAATTTCTTCAATACTAATAATTTTAAAAACAATTGATATTCTCATATCGTTTTGATCTGGAATAATATTCACATCTAAATTTAATATTTCGACCCTAGGTTCGTATGATTTTATTGCGGTAATAATATTTGATTTAACTTCACTTGTAGATAAATTATCTGCTAATTCAAATAACATTCCTCTGAGATTAGATCCAAAAAATGGTTGAAAAGGTTTTTCATAATGATTGGTTAATAAAATATTTTTAATTGACTGCTTTACAGCCGCAGCATCTCTCTTTTTATATACATCACCAGATGGCCTATTTGCAAAAGCTAGATCAATATCGACATAATCTACCGAACGTGATGAAATCAACACGCTTTTTTGTAGATTGCCGTCTTCTGTCGATAGTACTCTTCTAGTAACCATGTTATTCCCAAATAGTTTATACTATTTATAACTCAAATTAGGAGATTTGATATCGCAATATAAGACTCTTTTGTAAGAGATTGCCCATCAAATGCCAGTGTGTATTGACTCGAATTCAAATCAATTATTCTAATATTATTTAGCGTATTTAAATTAGTAATAATTGACTGCCTTGCATCTCTTTGTCTTTCTGCAGAAGCAGAAGTTTTTGTGGTGATAGGAAATAATAAGAAAGATATAACATGCCTTAATTGTACCGATGCTTGTACAATACTCTTAACTCTTGCTCCAATAGCCGCTGGAGTATCGTTTGTAGAAACAGTATCGTTATATCCCGCTGATATAACAACAACTTCACCAGATCTAATCTTTTTAATATTATCTTTAATAACATTATCTCTTGATGTTCTATCATCAGCCGCATACGACTGCCAAGGATCACCGCCATAACTACTAAGGAATTTTGCATGTAGATCACCGACAGTAAAGTAGCCCGATACTTCATCAGGCTGCTCAGCAGGAAATTTAACTGACGTATTTGGAGTCTCAGTAATTTCTACTAATTGATTTACTGCTTGAGGCACATTATTAAATCTTGTCTCAGTAATACCTTTAAACTTGACTTGATAATTAACAGGAATTAATGGCACTTGTATAATAATTTGTACGTTTAATTCTCCTTGAACATACGTATCATAATCTAAAATTAGTTTATCATATGTTTTATGATAGACTTGTAAATATCTAGCCAGCTCAAATGTTTTATTATTATCTGTTTTACCATTACGTCTTAGTTCGTATACAATACCACGCCCTGTCGTAGCAAGAAAGTTGTGATTATCCTCAGTTTCAGTAATCTGTTCTTCGCTTGATGGTTTATAAATGCCTTCGACCACAACCAACTGATGTGACGCAAATCTCTTATCATTGTCTCTGATTGCTTTTATAATCTGGGCATGAGGAATCAAGTTTCTTACAAGTTGTTTTCTATCAGCAAGCGCAGGAATATGATCTAGTGTTGTGCCGTTGAGAAAAGAACCAACAGTTACTCCATCAGAGATTTTTGTTCTAGCTGTAATAGTGCTAGATTTTTCAGGAAGAAATCTTAAATCAGGCAAAAAGTTTTTGGGCATTATACAGCTCTTATTCTTTTAGAGGTGAGTGCTGGCGAAGGGCTACCCATCGTAGTCTGACCTTGAATAACAATATTAGAAGTATCTTCGATGCTAGAAATATTAGGAGGAGATGTTTTCGCATAATCAGGAGATAATAACCCTTGAGATAGAGCAAATGTAATAAATTCAGAATTATTTCTGTGAGCAGGATCTCTTAGTTTGGCTCTAATCTGAGCACCATCCAATTCTTTATTTGTCACCCCACCAGTTTTTTTTGTTAAATTAATATTATTTTTAATAATATTATCAGGATCAATAACTACCTTACGAACTCCTTTAGAGCCTTTCGTTTGATAATCTGTCATAATAGCAGCTGTAGGTTGTGCGGTTGCAGTAATATCGGTTGCTGTATCAGTTACACTATATCCAACAGGAGCTCCAACTCCTCCTCCACCGCCATGAGCACCAGGAGGGTCATCATAGTTCTGATGATTAGTATTATCTGAAGTTACTGCTAGTGCGGCAGTTCCATCTAAGTCTCCATGGAACGTGGGCGCAGTAACACCAGCAGTAAATGTGCTTGATGTGCCATAGATATTTTTTACATAAGCGATAATATTATCACCACCAATAGTGCCTGTTGAACCAAACACGGATAGATTATTAGCGGCAATGTTAGCTTCTGGTGATGTTAATACGATCTCTTGTTGGGCTGTCATAGTAAGAACACCAGAGTTTGCTATAGTGAAATCCCCTTCAACAGCATATCTTGTTTCGCCTTTTACTATAGTATTAAGACCCTCAAGATATTGAACAAAGCCACCTCCAGTGACAATATTTGATTGGTTTCCTGTTACAATATTTTGCTCATCACCATAAATTGTTGTAGTAGATGGTCCATTAACTCTCTCTGTTTTCTTTTGAGAAGTCACCTTAAATTCACCGCCAACATCAACATTAAAATCACCAGTGACACTTAATGATAGATTGCCTTGAAAAGATAACTTACCATCACCAGTTACAGATAAAATATAATCTTCGTTAACAACATCTACTCTTCTTTTAGACGAGATGATAATAGAACCATCTGGTCCAATATTGATACCTGTGCCAGACTTGTGTCTAAGCATAATTCTTTCAGATGAACTAGTGTCGTTATATTCAATAACGTGACCTTGAGGTGTCGCATATTCATATACTTGACCATACTCTGCTTCATTACCTTGAATTGTATCATCAGGAATTGGAGCACCAAAAGTATTTAATAGTTTGCCACCTTTATTAGTAGTCGGTTCACCTTCACTGCCTGGAGCAGGATGAATGCCTGTCTGATCTCCAAAACCTTGAGTAATTTTTCCAGAGGTCGCAACTTGACCGCTACCTTGAAGAGTAGATCTACTTGTCAGATTTTCAACGTTTTTAGTTGACATTATACATTTCCTTGTGATGCAGCAATTAACTGTTGAGTAGAAAACGATCTTGCAGCACTACCATAATTAATCTTTTTAAATAATGAAACATAATTGGTAATATTCACACCAACAGGAACTGATGAATTATCTGTGTCTAGTCTTGCATCAAACACTTGACCCCCTGGCCAAACTTGATAGAAAGCTTCAAGAAATAGTTTCACTGTTTCACCTTGCTTAGTTGTAGCAGGCGAATTTTTAACATGTGGTATTACTACGCCTATAGAGTATTTATTATGTGTGGTAGAGAAGGTTCCTTCACGAGACAATGCTCTACCTCTTTGTAGATTACCATTAGGCAAAATTGTATAATGAAAAGGAATACCATCATTACCATCAGCGATATATGATTTGTGTATTTCTTTTGATGTTAAAATCTGATCTTCAGTCATTTCGTGACCAAAAAACACAACTTCGGTAATCTCTCTTGAAGACTTAATCAACTCAATCATCAAATGTTCTTGTGTTGCAATAATATCAAAATAATTATCTGGAGTGCTAGCGCCATTCCACTCATTGTTTTTACTTGATACGTCATATACGCCAGTTGTTGATGCAGATACATTTCTTTTTTGAATCTGTGAACTCAGAGATAGTGGTACAGATCCTAAAGCAATTTCAATATCCGTAATAGATTTACCAGTTAGTGCAGCTATACTAATAGCAGCTTTGGCTATGCCTTCTGTTTGTAATAAATTTAAAAAATGCCCAGATGCGGCTGATGAAATACCAAGATTCTGAATTATGTTTAATGGACCAGTATCTGTCTGTAGAATAATATCTTGTAAAATATTTCCTGTAGCAGACCCTAGTATATCACTAAATGCTCCACTAAATGATGATACGGCAGAAGTTAATTCTGAAGAAAATTGAGTAAAGTTTTTGGTCACAAGATCGGAAACTTGACCAGAGAATTGTTTAGGCACCACGTTAGTTAGAATGGTATTTAATTGTTGATTTGATGGAGTCGCAACTGTATTGATAGCAGACTTTATGCCTTCTGCCGTCGCACTTGCAAATACAAAGTCCAAAAAGGCGTTATCAACTGTTGCTCCTGTAATAGCATCTAGTTGTGTTTTAGAACCACTTACATCTTTTACAACTTGACTTTGTAGACCAGTAAGATTCTTAGTCAGTAAGCCAATTGCGTATGCTGAGTTTATCGTAGTGTTTAATGATTGGACACCACTGATGTTCTCATTAAGAGTAATACCGAGACTAGAAGAATTTAGAGCTTGTACTGATGTGGCAATAGTAATTGCTTGTGATGCAAGTTTATCAAACCCTGATACTACCGAAAGGTTCTTTAGTCTAGAATTAATAGCTGTTAATGTTGCCATAAATTAGCCCCCATACGCATTATATACAGCTTTTGCATCACTAAGTCTCTCTTCATATTCTTGTTTATATGATCTAATTGATGTACTTTGTTGTGAGTTTGTTCTTAAAAAATTGGCAATACCGCCAGCTCTTTGATATATTCTCCAGGTTTTTACTTCTGCATTTTGTGTTCTAAAGTCTACCGAAACTTGAGGATTCTCATAGTGAGCAAATACGGTTTCTGTTGCAGACTCTATTGTCTGATCTTCTTGTAAGTATGTATAAACATAACTCAGTTTATCCTCTAATTCATAAGTTGTCCAATTTAATTGTAGTGCAAGATTTGCTACATCAGCATTATGTTGTGCCGCAAAGTTTTCTAGCGCAACTCTTCTAGGGCCAGTCCATTGAGCAATACCAAAACCGCCTCTACTGCCTGGAATTAATGGGTTCTTTTCACCAGTTGATGGATCTAAATTAGGATACGATTCATTTATAAAATTGCCGACAAATGCGGCAGCAACAAATCCAGGATTATTATGCCCTCTTTTTTGAAAATACTCTTTTAGAAAATTATATGTCTGTTCTTGTCTGCCTTGTCCTATTAGATCAGCTTTGATATTACCTGATCCAGCAACAACACCATTAAGCGCTGTCGCTTGTGTTTGTGTTAAAGGTGTACCCACTTTACCTGGATCAACACCAGAATCTAATAGTCTTTTACCAATGGATGCTGTAATTTTATCACCAGCTTTATGCTGTGGTATAAGTTTTGCGGAAGTAGGAGAAACAAATGCGTCTGTTGGTCCATCAAATTTAACTCTAAAAGTTGGATTATGAGGAATTGATCCTAGTACCAAAGGTACCTGCGACTGTTTACCGTCAACAAATATACCAAATACTTTAGCGCCTTTTTGGATACCAGTAGGCTGGGTTGTATTAGACGTACCACCTTGAGTAACAGGTAGAACGACATTTGCCCAAGGCAGATCAGTGTCTTTAATCTTAGACGTATCACCAGTATGTAAGCCAAAAATTCTTACTCTCAATCTACCAAGCTTATCAGGATCTGAAGTTGATTTGACTTCACCCATAAACCATCTGGTTTCATCACCATAGTATTCAGTACTTATTGCTTTCATTATACTGATCCTGTTAGTTTTACGATATCCATATGAGTATCATATAGACCTTCAGCAAATTTGTGTCTTGCTCTATAGACCAAAAACTTACCTGATCTATTTTTATCAACTGATCTGGCATTTCTTGGATCTAATGTTGGCTGTGCATAGTCTAATTTTATTGTTGAACCAACACCAGCATTAGCATCTAATAGATATGGTTGCCCCGGAACAGAAATAGAAAACATATTATTTGTTAAAATAGATCTAAGTGCCGCAGATTTTATTTTTAATTTGTACATATTAGCATTTGCATTCTCATCATGATATCCAGACATTGGCACTTTATTATCATCATCTTCATAGAATTGTCTAGACGCAACAACAGAACTAAAGACTCTTGATGGATAACTACTAATCTCTTTTGATTCTAATGCTCCAATCAATAGACTGTCATCAAATCCAAATGAAGTATTTTCTGATTTATTGAGCGCTGTATTAATAAAATTATTTAGAGTTTCTTTACCAGAATGAAAATTGTCTTGTCCAAATAATTGATCACCAGAAGTTAAATCCATAACTTCAAATTTAGATCCAACAGCACCACTCTGCGCCATCTTTAATGTGCTTTCGATATTAATTGCTTTATAAGATTTGACATGAAACAATTTTCGTGCCTGATCTTTTGAATCTAATGTAAAATTGTGAGAAGTTTGACCATAGGTATAAACATTCTTTTCGTTCCAAGCATCAGCTGCCATTAATAAATCAAGATCACTTAAATGAATGAGATTGTCTCTTAATGTCGAAAAAAGAAAATATGGGCTACCATTACTAAAAGCCATTCTATCTCTTAACCAATCAACAGCTTGTAATGGATTCCAATTAGGAATTATTACTCTCATTTTATTTTGAACAGCTTCATTAGAAAAAGATTCCAAATACTTGCCAAGATGCCCAGTAAGTATGCTTTCTATGATTACTGATGGTCTACCAGTATATGCTTGACTAATTTTTTGAATAGCACTCAAATAAGCATGTTCTTCAATTAAAGTAAGCACTCTAACATCAGTTCTTTCATTCACAGAAACTTCTCTTTTGATTCCTGTAATCATAAAATTCTTAGTAAGCACTGGTGAATTTTTTGTAGCCTTTAATCCAATCACAATTCTTTCGGTACCTTTAATACCGATCGTGCTTTTAAATGCCACATCATCTACCATAGCTATCGTGCCCGTCAGATACGGCAATTCAATATTCTCGTATATATTTAATTCAACAACCGATTTTCTAATATCAAAAACTTCATCTAAATCAAGTCTATTTGTTGTTAAATCAATACGTTCAATTATGTATTGGCTTTGATCTGCGGGATCTGGCATACTATTCTCTCAAAAGCTTAAAGTATTCATTTGCAACACTAGTAATTTTATCAGGTTTAATAACAACAATATTTTTTAAATTATCATTAAAGTTTACATAATCTTCCATAATTGTTACTGGAGTAAGACCTGTTAGTATTTGATTGTACGGATCGATATCAACAATATCACCACTCGCATTCTTATAATATAATACAGAATTATATTGAGCGGTTTCTTTAATTGCAGTAATAATACTAACAATTTGTTCTTCGAGAGTATCACCAGCAGCTAACTGTTCAGTAGCACCAAAGTTATTTGAATTGCCATTAGCATCTTTATTTGTAAGAATTACTAATTGCCCCAAATTTAAATTTCTTTCAATAACTCTACCAGTGGTGCCAGATACTTTTCCCACAACATTATCATTTGGTATAAAAATATTAGCAATATTGGTTTGAGTTGTTACAACTCTATGAGGAAATCTATCCTTTACAACTTGTCTTAGATCTCTTTCTGGCATCGGCCAACCAGACTCTCTAAGCCCATCATTCATCGCAAAAAAAGTCCAATGATAATTAGTAGTACCATATAGTTTTTGAGAAACAATGTCAGGTCTATCGCCATCTAAGATCGTATACTTTTGATAAAAAGATATCTCTTGTTTTACTTGATCAAGAATATTAACATAAGCTGATATATTAGGAAACAATACGGCGGCTTCATTATTGCCAAATTTGTAATCTACGACTGGAAAATTTCTAAAATACATTAGTATCCCTCTGCAATAAGAGCTTTGTGTAGTGTGCTGGATTCTACAAACGTCATTGTTATATCAACTTCAGTAAAATCACCACCCTCATAAAATCCCATACCACTAGCATTATATGTTGTGGTAAAGTTTCTTAGATAAGAAGGAAGAATTCTTGATGCCAACTGATTATTAACATCTCCATAATACATGTTAATTTCAAATACGTTTGGAAACTCATACCCAGCTGATATTGCTCCTGGTCCACTTCCCATTTTAATTACTTCGGGATACATCTCTGTTCTAAAAAACTTAATAATATCTTTAATATTTTTTGTTTCTTCTTTAGAAGAAGGCAGCATTTTAAAATTGAATGTAAATTCTCTTAATGGAATCTGTTTAAACAACGCTCTGGTATTTGGATTAATAGCTGTTCTTGTACCAGAACGAACTGCGCCTCTTGCTTCTCCAGAAGGAATAAGATTAGCTGCTCTTGTTACTGCTAATCTACCAAGAGGTGTGCCCAATGCCACGCCGCCAGTAATACCATCAATAATGGATCTTACTCCTTTTACTGTTTCGTCTATGAGATTGGGTATTAGTGCTGATCCTGCTCTTAGTCCGGGTTCTGTTCCTGCGCCTAAAATACCCAAATCCATATTGTCATACTGAGCAGCATCATTAAATTGAATAGATTGAGGAAGAAACAGCGTACAGGTACCCAGTCTAGCCTCAATTTCTTGTCCAGTACCCACAATAGTGTTAACTCCTGCATCATCACCATTTAATGAACGATGTTCTACCTCAGAACCTCTACCTCCTGTTCCCACTATTTTAATGCCAGCAGAAGAAAACAACGTAGCAACATCAATAGCTTTCAATTTAAGAGCTTGAAAACTAACTTTTGCTTCATACTTTATATTAGTATCCATAGGAAATTGTAAAGCCATTTTCGCCCTTAATAAATAGTTTAAACATTTCTAATATTTATAAGGGTTTTCGTGACATATAAAGGAAAATATAGACCAATCAACGTGTCTAAGTATAAAGGTGACCCAACAAATGTGGTTTATCGTTCTGGGTGGGAGAGATATTGCTTTGCTTGGCTAGACAAGAATGCTAATGTGAAAGAGTGGTCATCAGAAGAAGTGGTTGTTCCATACTATTATGACGTTGATAAGAAGTATCATAGATACTATGTTGATCTAAAGTTCACTACAAATGAAGGCAAGACATATATCATTGAAGTAAAGCCAGCAAAAGAAACAGCACCGCCTAAAAAACCAGACAAGTCTAAACGATACATCACTGAGGCTCTTACATATGTTAAGAATAAAAACAAATGGGAAGCAGCAATCAAATATGCGCTTGATAGGAACTGGATATTTGAGATCTGGACAGAAAAGACTTTAGTTGATATGGGTATTATGCCAAAGCAATCAGACAAAGCATTGAAGCCACTTAAACCTTTAAAGCCTTTTCGTAAGGCTGCTAAGAAAAAACCCGTAAAATAAGATATAAATAACACCATGAGCAATTTATTTAAAACATTAGAATATGAAGCCTTTAGAAAAGGCATTACACCACGGACTGCAGAGTCACGTGCTTGGTTCCGCAAACGTGCTGGGGCCCTTCGTGCGATAAGTCGCAGTCAGCTTATGAAAGAAGAGCCTATTGAGATTAAGAACAGAACCATTGTTGGTAATATGTTCATGTTCTTCTATAAGCCTAAACACAAAGAAACGCTACCGTACTATGACTCTTTCCCACTGGTGATCGTATTAGGTCCAGCTAAAGATGGATTCTTAGGGCTGAATCTACACTATCTACCCCCAGCGCTTAGAGCAAAGTTCTTAGATGCTTTGTTAGATGTTACAAGCAATAAAAGATATGATGAGTCAACAAAGTTTAAGCTATCATATAATTTATTACAGCGTGCGGCTAAGATGAAATATTATAAGCCCTGTGTCAAACACTATCTAACTTCACAGTTAGCGAGTAAGTTTGCATTCGTTCCAGCACCTGAGTGGGAGATTGCTACGTTTCTTCCGACTGCTGATTGGCAAAAGGGTAATGCAAATCAAGTGTATAGAGATTCAAGAAAGATAATCAATGGCTAGTATTGAACAACTAAAGGCCTCAGTTAGTAGAGGGAGAGGCTTTGCGAGAAGTAACAGTTTTGTTGTTACCTTGCCCTCTTTAGGCAAATACGATACCACCAATCTAAATGTTCTATGCAGCAATGTAAACTTGCCGGGGCGACAGATTTTAACACAAGAGAGATTGATTGGCATTAAAGGTCGTAAAATGCCATCAGGCTTTGCATCAGATGATGTAAGTATGATCTTTTATGTTATGAACGATTATCTAATAAAAGAATATTTTGAGGAATGGCAAAATCTAGTCATTAACCAAGATACGCACGAAATTTCATATCCTGCTGCATATAAGCAGGATGTTATTATTGGACAATTTCAAAAAGGCATGGCTTTTGATTTTCCAGTAGATAGAATATTTGGAATCAATATAGATATTGATATAAGAACCAGAGAAAAAATTATATATCAGTGTAAACTTTTAGAGGCATTTCCTACAACAATGAGCGTGATCGAACTAAGTAATGAATTGGATGGACTAGTCCAGCTTAATGTGCAGTTATCGTATACTAACTGGCAAAAAATATAAGGATGAATTATTATGGCACTACCTAAAATTAATGGAACACCAAAATATAATATGGTTGTTCCTTCTACCCAACAAGCAGTAAGATTTAGGCCATTTCTTGTAAAAGAAGAGAAGGTATTAATGATTGCAATGGAATCTAACGACAACATTCAAATGTTAAATGCCATTGTTGATACTCTAGATGCTTGTATTGAGAATGGAATAAACAAAGAATCGCTTGCTACATTTGATGTTGAATATATGTTTACTAAACTTAGATCAAAATCAGTAGGCGAAACATCTACTGTTGGTGTTAATTGTGAAGAATGTAAAGAACAAAATGAAGTAAAAATTGACTTAGATAGTTTAGAGATGAAAGTTCCTAAACTAGACACATTTCTTGAAATAGATGAGAATATTAGTATTGAAATGAAATGGCCCTCATTCTTAGATTTGGTTAAAATTGGTCCAGAATCATCTAATACGACCGATCAAGTGTTTTCTATTTTAAGATCATGTCTATCTGCTATTCATACAGGCGACGAAAGAATTGATCTTAACGATGAAACTGCAGAAGAAATTCAAGAATTTATCGAATCAATGAACAGAGAACAGTTTGATAAACTTCAAAAGTTTGTCGAATCTATGCCTGCATTATCGCATGATGTGAAATTTGAATGCGTTGAATGTAAACATAATAACAATATTAAATTGCAAGGTATGCAAAGTTTTTTCTAGTATGTCTATCTCACAATGATTTATCAACTCACTTCCAAACTAATTTTTCTCTAATGCAGCACCATAAATATAGTTTAAGTGAGATAGACGAAATGATACCATGGGAGCGTGAAGTTTATATTTCTTTATTAATTGACTATCTAAAAACCGAAGAACAGAACAGAAAAGAAGCACGGCAATAAATGGCAAATACAGTAACATTACAAGATGTTGTAGCACAACTCAAGAAAAATAATGTAACTAGTGAAAAGACTTCTAGTAATCTTTCAAAACTGATTAATGTGTTAACTCCTAAAGGCGGAGACAGTCTAGAAGAAAAGCTCAAAAGCTCAAGAGCTAAAAAAGGCGGTTCTGGCTTGGTACAAAATGTTTTAGATAAAGGCGTAATAAAAGGTACTGGAATATCGATTTTGGATTCGATACTTGGTATTTTTACAAACATGACATCTTGGTTAACAGGAATTGTTGCGACATTTGGTAAGATTGGTAAAAGCATTTTAAAATTTGCACGATTTGGTACTAAGCTATTTTTGCCACTTACTATTATCATTGGCGCTATTAGCGCAATCAGTGCTAGTTGGGAATCATTTGCAAATGGCGATATCTGGGATGGCCTAGAAAAAGCTGTTACTGGATTCTTCAACTCCGTTGTTACTATTCCACTTGATCTTATCAAAGACGGTATTGTTTGGCTGCTAAAAAAGATGGGGTTTGATAAAGAAGCAGATATATTGAAGGATTTCAGTTTCACAGAAGAGTTTAATAAAATTATAGCAAAACTGTTTCTTGGTTTGAAAGAAGCAGTTAAAGTGGTTACTGATCTATTCTCTTTTGGCGAAGAAGACAAAACGGCGCTTGGTTTGTTGGGTAAACTAACAGACATAATCTTTGCGCCTGTCAATATAGCAATAGGTTTTATAAGAGGATTATTTGGCTGGTCAGAAGAAGGCGCACCAGCATTCAAACTACAAGACTGGATCACAACAAAAGTTGATGAAGCTATTGTGTGGGTAAAGGGTTTATTTTCTTGGGCGGGGGATAAGATAGCAGAAGGTTGGACAAATCTAACTAATTATGTGTCTGAAAAATGGGAAGATGTAAAAACTTGGTTTAATGAAAAACTTACGTGGGCAACCGATACCATTGGTATTGGTTGGACAAATCTGACTGGTTTTGTTTCTGAAAAATGGACAAGTATTAAAAAGTTCTTTAATGAAAAATTAGGATTTGGTTTAGAGACATTACAAGATCTCGACATTCCAGGTATGTTAGCAGGCATATACGATAGGATTAAAAATAATTTTATGGCTTCGATGGAAAATCTAGCTATATGGTTTATGACAATGCCAACAAAGATTGGTTTAGAATTAGAAAAGGAATGGATCCTTGCAATAGCACAATTAAAAACAGGGTTTATTAAGTTTGGTGATTGGATCGCTGGTCTTCCTGATTCCATATTATTAGCATCTTTACAAAAGGTAAAAGCCAGAGTTGGCGATGGTCTTTCTTATGCTATGGGAATTGATGGATTTTTAACAAAGGCGGAATCTAGAGTTAATTCTCGAGGCAGCGGAACAGCAGTTGCATTAGAAAGAATTGACTATGATACTGCAAAACAATTAGGCAATCTTAATGAAAAAAGACAAGATCTAGAAAAGTTTCAGCAACAACTTCTTGATGCAAGAACTTATAATAATAACAATACCACAGTTAATTCTGGTGGTATTGTTATAGATCAAGAGCTTTCTGCACAAGATATGTTTAATGGTGGCAGTAGATTTGATTTTATTGGAGCACAATAAAAGATTATAAAGGCTGTAGTTTACCGTCTTGATCATACTTACCAAAGCACCAACCACACTCTTTGAGTGCTCCGATGCCTACTCGTTGACTAAGTTTTGCTCTTTGATGTTGCCCTTGGGCAGCAGAACCATCTCCCCAATCAGTCATAATTTTAAATCCGTGTGGATATGCAACAACCATAATATCTTTTTGTGGTGTTGGTCCACCGTATCCTTCTTTCAAGAATATTTTAAGAAATGGTAAAAATCTTTTAAGAATATAGACACGCTGATCCATTTTTAGCTGAAGCTGATGGATAGTTCCTTCATATCTCCAAGAAACTTCCACCAGTTCGATATCGGTGCCAGAGCGTTCATCTAATCTAAGATTGTCATAAATGCCTGACACCTGTTCTAATGTTTGCTTTTCATTATTGAGTAAAGAAAATATAAAATCTTCTTTCTTTACATACGCCATATATCTAGCAATCAGTTTTATTTCATTGCCGTCTTCAAGCGGAATAACAATCTCATGTTCGTAACCAGTAGGTTGCTGAAAATGATCATACCAATCAATAATGAATTTATTTCTATCAAACATTAATATCTCATTTCAATTAGTCGTCGTTTGCCAATTTAGCAAAGTAAGACATAGTATCATCTTCATCCGCTGATACTGCTTCTGCTGTCTTCATAGATACTGGTTCAGTACGTGTATCAAGATCAACACGCTGTTGTACAGTACGTGGAGCAGCTTCACCTAGCACTAAGTTCAAACGTGCTTTCAGTTCATCATATGATTTGTAGTTCGCAGGATCTGTCCATTCGGATAGATCATATTGTTTTTCATACAATGCTTCAAGCTTAGCTTCATCGCCATCTAACAATGCACTAGGCGATTTGAA